CGTCCGAAGGGACCCATTGTTGTTGCTACAGCTTTGTAGACCTTGTCTACACCTTCCTGTAGTTTTTCTTTTGCTTCGCGATCGAAACTGATTATTTTACTCATAGTTTATTTTTCTAATACAATTAACAAATCTGATTCCTTCATAATAATGTATTCTACATCATCAACAGTAATTTTATTACCCCCAAATGAAGGAAATACCACAACGTCCCCTACTTTAAGTTGTGTTGGAACAAAAGCCCCTGTTTCTGTATATCTACCAGGACCAATCTCTACAATTTCTCCTTGTAGTGGTTTTTCTTTACCTAAATCAGCAACAACAATGTTACCATACTTTTGTTCTTGATTTTCATCTTGTTTAATCACAACGTGATTATGTAATGCTTTTATTTTCATTATTTTATTTATTTTATAACTAAAGTGAAGATACGACAGGCCTTTAAGGCTTCAAAACTTATTTTTTCTTACTTGGTTTTTCTTCAAGTGGAGTATTAATCGAAATTTTCTTTGGTGCTCTTTCTTCTGATAAAGGAATATCAATAATTAATAAACCTTTATCCATAGAAGCAGTTAATTGAGCCAAGTCAAATTTCATTGCTACTTTGTAAGCTAAGTCAAAGGAACGGCGTGCTATACCTCTTTGGATATAGTTGCGTTCTACTTCTGTTGCTTTTCTGTCGTGTGTGATTCTAAGGGTATCTCCCTCTACTAGGATATCTAAGTCTTCTTGATTGAGACCTACTACTGCTAATTCGAAACGTAAACCATTTTCTGTTTCGTAAATATCAACTGGGTAGTTGATTTTGTTTTCAATTGAATTGAAAGTTGAATTTACATCTAGGAAATTTTTCCAAACGATGTCGAACGGGTCCATTGCCCAACGTTGTAATTGTGTCATTTTTTTAAATTTTATGCTCCCCTAAGGTGAGCGGTTAAACATTAGTTTAATATTTCATAACTGAGACCTGTCGTATCTCAAGTATAAATATAGTATTTTTAGATTTTTGCTAAAATTATATAAGAGGATTTTTGTCCATCTTCACTTGCAAAATCCAATTTCATAGCACCCTCATTACTTACCCACATAGTGCCTACTGCTCCATAATTAGCATCAAATATTGATTTTAAATATTCGGCATTAAATTGCAATGATGTGTGAATAGTATTTTTTGATTCTAATGGCACTTCCTCAAAATCAATTTTATTTGAGTGACCTTCGGGCTCGCCTAAAGTAAAATTAATTACATTACCTGTGTCTTTAGTTGTTAAACCAATAGTACAAAATTCACTACCTAATGCTTTTTTAGCTTTAATCCACTTACCAATAAATTCATTTGTAATGCTAAATGAATAATCGCTTTCAAATTCCTCAACTGTAAAGTTTACTTGTGGTGCTAACATTAAATTAGCAAGCGCATACTCTAAGTTGTATTCATTGTCGGCTACTAATAATTTAGTAGCGATGTTGCCTTGAAATTGTATATCCGTAGTAAGGAATTGGTTACATATACCAACAAGCTTTAGAAATTTACTTGTGTCAAATATAACAAACTCACTATCGACTAATTCAACAGCGCCTGTTACTACCCCTACCATATCTTTAGTAGCAGAGAATGTTTTGATAGTAGCTACACCATCTTTAACACTCCACCTTACTTTCTCACCTACCCCATTTAGGTAGTATTTGTCTATCAACGAAACGAATGATTGTTTTTCCATATTATTTCCAAAGTATTTGAATTAAAATTATGCAGATTCCTAGGCCCAAACAAGTAAGTGTTTTAGAAGTTAGAGGTTCATTAAACATATAATGAGACATGATTGTAAATACTATTACTCCAATCCCAAACCCAATTAAACGTGAGGGCCATATAGCACCATCATATGCTGCTACAAAATATTTTACTGAGTACATGAATAGTAGTGAAATAGGGATACCCATGCATGCTACTAATAATGTGTTGTTTTTAAACCATTCATATTTAATTTGTCCTTGTAATTGGACAAATGTAGCAATTTGAGCTAGTAAACCAAATATAAAACCTTTTAATAAATCCATAACGTGAATATACGATTAGTGTTTGGACTAACCAAATTTAAAAAATTTACTTGCATTTTCATGCATCGATGGGAAGTCCCAACCTAGATCCTCGTAGATACCTACTAATTTATTCATCAATGTTGCTTCAAATCCTTCATCTCTATCGGCATACTGATCAATAAATTGTTCAATGAATTCAGGGTCTTTGCCTGTGAAACCAATTACATCAATTCTGTATGGATTATCCTTTAATTGGATGTATTTCATTTTATCACCTTCAGTGAAACATGGATATTGTTTATCTAGTTTCTTGAATCGCAATAAATCATTGTACCATATTGCTGCTTTGGTGTTGATAGGGCATTTTAGTCTTAGTGTACTAAATATCTCACCAACACCTGGTTTACGATCAATATATGATGATACTTGTTTTACTCCTGTAGGTTTAGCTAATTCAGCAATAGGAATTGTTTTAACGTGTTTTTTAAAATCAATTATTTGTTGGTCGATTTCTGCTTTAGGTTTACCAAACATAATGTCTTGAATTAGTTTTTCACCAAATTTAGAATACATTGGAGTCATATTTGATTTCATCAAATCAAGACCCTTCATATCTAATTCATCAACAGTAACACCTTCCTTATTTACAATATACATTGCATAACGACGTTTGCCTGCAAAGTAACCCCTTTCAATAATCACTTCCTGCTTTAATTCGAAGTAATGTGGACGTTCTTTTACATTGAAATATTCTCTAGTTACTTTATCAATATTATCATTTGCTGCTTTTTGTATTTCGGTAGCAATTTCTAATACTGCTTTAATATATTCATCCTTAGTTTTAGTTTCAGGATAACGTTGCAATACTAAATCCTTACACTCAATAAACAATGAATCGGTATCAGAAGTAACTACATAATCTTTATCTGTAGTGCCTAATTCATTATTCATCCATTTATTTACAAACTTAATTGATTCTTGTGTTACACGCTGGCCAGTTAATGTAATTGCTTTAGATATTAATTTATGACCATCGGTATATCTCCAACCATTAATAGCGTAACAACCATAAACGTCATTTAATTTAATTTTATAGGCGTGTTGGCGTCTATTATAGAATTCGCCTTTAACAGCATCACCTGATTTGTATGCTTTTTTCATCAGGTTTTTATATTCAACACGTTTATTAAACCAATCTGTTAATACATCACATACAACTGATGAGCGATCTGTTCTAAACATAGCACCTGATGCTGCAACTAATATATCTCCATCCTCAATAAATTTAATAATTTGACCTACTGTAGCTTGAGATTGATTAGTTGTCTTATCATCTTTTAATCGCTCAATAGTAATCAATTGTTCAGGATTCATTCGCTTTAAATCACCTAATGTCCATTGATTATCGTACTTATCATTATTAACTATTCGACCAACATATGTCTCAATACCAATATTCAACGAGCGTATAATTGACGGATACAACGATGTAAAGTCTAAGTCAATAACCCATTCATAAAGCCCAGGTACTGGGTCTTTTAAGTATCCACCAGCATATTCTTCCTTAATGTCATATAATGCAGGACGAGTAGTGGTTGGTTTATTTGGTGAAACTATACCTTGACGTTTTAGGTATGTTAATATAGCTCCATCATTCAGTGCTGTTGATAAGTAAATTTGCTCATAAGGTACATGACATAAATGACAAATAGCAATAGTTAATTCAATAAATTTAAATCGTTTTTCTAATTCAATTAGAATTTCAACGTCACGAATATTATATTCAATGAATTTATTTATATCCTCAGTAAATAATCTATCAAGATTACCTTCATATTCTATTTTAGATAATTTAGCATATTTTTCTCCAATATCACCTAATCTGTAAGATGGTTCTTGTTTAGCATTATACTTTTTAAATAATAACATATAATCTAAATGATTAACACCTGCTAATTCTACAGGAGAATCATTCATATATTGTCCAAACTTAACTTTCTTAAGTGGAGATAAACGATTTGCCTCATTAGTACCTAATTGATTTTCTATTCTATAATATAAGAATGGAACGTCAAAGTATTCACTATTCCAACCAGTAATGATAGTTGGGTCTAATTGCTCCCATAAATTAAGGAAGGCATGTAGTAAATCATGCTCATGAGAGAATGGAATAATAGCTCTATTTTCTTCATTAATGGTTTGAAGTTGCTTCTTCTCATCTAAGATTAAACAGTAATACTTTTTAGTAGTATTATCATAAACAGCAATAGAGGTAATTTTGGTTGGAGCACGTTTGATAAGATCAGGTGTTAATGCACCTGCAATCTCACACTCAATATCAAAATAAACTATGTTTTGCCATTCAGGAGCATCATCACTATCTCTATACTTATCAATCAATACAGCTGTACTAGCATCTAAGTCAGATTCATATAATGAATTGTCTTTCCAATCATATTTAGTAATTGGATTAGCTCGTTTACCATCTAAAGTAGGAAATTGACCATTTGGGTCAATAATAAAACGGGGGCGGGTGTATTTAAATTCACTCCACCCCTTTTTATCATCACGTAAGTGAAATGTGTAGGTTGACCTATCGTAATAAATTGCTTGATACATAACTTAAATGTAAGATGGGGGTTTTGACACCCCCAATTACTTATAATGAATTTCTTTGCTTATCGCCTTGCCACTGCCCGTTATATTCTTCGGCAGAGTCACATCTGTGAAAATATATTTGTGAATATAGTACCCATATTTTCAGTTTCAAATCCTGGATCAAATACAGGGCTATTAATAATTGCTCCGTTACGATATAGTGATGAACGTTGTTTGATAAAAGCTACTCTGTTATTTGGGATTTTACAACCTTCATTAAAGGTAACATCATATATACCTTCATATAATAACCATCCTTCAGCACCATCTAATTTTATAGTATTTAGAGGGGTATAAGTAGTTAATTCGGTTTTATCTTTTAATACTTTACCTATTTTACTACCTTTTGATAGATTGTAGACTCCACCTCCAATCTTATTTCCTACTTTTTGTACTGATTTAATACTAAGATCATAACCTACTTGAGCAGGTTTACCTTTAGTGTTTTCTAACTTAAGTAGTCCTTGCTCAATAATTTGTTCTGCGTTTAACATAATTTATATTTTATAATTCTTCAATAATACCTAACATTTCAGCAAATGCAAAAGCAAAAGCTGCTTGTTGGATGAAACTGTATCCTAAAAGAACACAAGCTCCTAATCTAATAACACTTTTAATCATACTAAGAATAAAGTGTGTGTTTGTTTTACTTTCCTTTGGCTGCATAATCTTGAATTGTTTTTGAATCTGCTCTTTCCCATGGATATACAATCCAATCATCACCTACTACTTCATAGTGGAAGGTTGGTTGAACAGATGCTGTTAGTTTAGTATGAATTGTTGCGAATGGAATGCCATATTTCCAATAGTTGTACATTGTTGTACCAGAATCACAAATATCATCTACTACCAACGTTGTACTACTTATCACCATTCCTGGTGTAAATAAAGGAATACTCAATTTATGAGATAACATTACTGTAGGGATTAATCCTCCCCTAGGCATACCATAAACATGTTTAATCTGATGATCACTGGACAATATTTGAGCCGCTATATTTTCTACAGCAGCATCAATATATTCCCAGGTAATAAATCTTTTATTAGAATTTTGCTCCATTTACTTCAATTGCGTGTAAGAATTCTTCTCTAATTAAATTATCTTTTTCCATAAACACACCACTAAATTTGTTTGTAGTCATCACAGAACCATGTTTGATACCTCTATGTGAGCAACAAGTGTGTTTACAAGCAATACTAACTGCTACTGATCCACATTCCATCTTATCAGCAACATAATCATGGATTTGTGTTGTTAATGACTCTTGCATTTGTGGTCTACGTCCAAACCATTCAACAATACGATTTAATTTACTTAAACCAATAACGTTTTCAGCAGGAACATATGCTACTGTAGCATAACCTGTAAATGCTAAATTGTGGTGAGCACACATACTAACAATAGGAATACCTGATTGAATTACCAACCCATCATATCCTTCATCGTTAGGGAATACTGTAATGTTTGGTTCATCAGTAACAGAACCTACAATCAAATCCTTCAACCATGCTTTAGCAACACGACGAGGTGTATCTACTGTTTGACGATCAGCTTTATAATCAAACCCAACTGCTGTAAGGAACTGAGCATATGCTTCAGAAGCATTTTCGATCATTTGCTCAATTTCTTCTGGTGTGCGAGCTAGATTACCATTTGATTTTTCTAATAATTTCATATTTTATTTTTATTTTGAATATAATTAAAGAGATTTGACATCCCAATATAATTGTCTTACTTTTGCTCCTAACTCATTATTATTTGGGGTACCATTAATAATATATTCGGGTACTAATATGGATTTATGAACACTGCCTCTATCATAACAACTAGGACATAATTGTCCAAACCCTTCAATATAACCCATTCTCATATCAATATGAGTATCTTTATCGTAAGCGGTTTCTACCTTACAAATCATGCAATGATCTTTTTCCATATTATTTTAGTTTATTAATTTGTCTAATCATATTTACAGCACCAAATGCTGATAGTATAGCTATAACAACATAACCCCAGATAATTAACTCTTCCATATTATTTGTTTTTAGTAATTAAATCAAGTAATGTTTTAATTGTTGTAAATGTTGTTACACCTAATAACCCAATAAGGATAAATGTTTTCATATTATACATTTAGTGTTTTATTCCAAGCAGCAATATGCAATCTAGTTAAACCACGGAAACGATATTTTTTAGCCATTTCAAGACAGAATTGAGTACGCTCTTCAAATTCAGCAGCATCGTCTAAACCAGGCATACAAACAACGTTTTTAAGTGGAATATTAAATGGTACTACAAAGTCACGGAATAGTTCTTGTACATCTTCTTCTGTACTAATAACGAATTTAAATTGATAGTTCTTATGTTCCATAATACGCTTAATAGCAGCAGGAACAATACGCTGTTTCTCAGTCATACCTGAATTGGCTAGCTTAGGAGAACAGTTAATTTGGTCTAGTTGATTGAATAATTCGTCTCCAATATAGATTGTACCATTTGTTTCAATCTCACTATATGGAGTAACTGAAGTGTCTGATTTATACCAGTAATATAGAAAATTACAAATAGCTTCTTGATGCCCCTTAATTGTAGGTTCACCTCCAGTCCAAATAATATGAATATTACCATCTTTGATATCATCATAAATGTCCTGTTCTTTCCATCGATCAATTAGATATTGGAAATCTTTATCTTCACCTCTCCATAACCATTGGCTTGTAGAATCACAAGTCCAAGTTGCTTTACCTTCAGCATGAAGATCACCAACGAATATTTCTCCGTCTTCTAATGTTTGTTCTTTCATTAATTTGTTGGTAAACATTCTGCTCATACCACAGGTAAGATTACAAACACCAAAACGTACGAAGTACGAAGGGACACCAGATGAAATACCTTCACCCTGTACACTGTAAAAATCACTACTGATTAGTAGTTTATTTGGATCAATTTTGCTCATTTAAATATTGTTTTTATGTAATTAAATATAGGACTAAAGTTATGCCATTCCAAAACAATGAACATAATGTTTGGATGTTTATCTCCGCAAAACCCTAATACGTGGATTATTTCATGCATGTTTAAAGTGAATTTATATATTCTTGTAATCTATCTTTTGGTTCCCATACTAGTTTTTCTAATGCGGAATCATTTTCACGTAAAGTTTCTCTGTAGTTTCCTTTTTGATCTGACATGTATACTTTTACGCAGTTAAATCTTTTAATAAACATATCTGCTACTTCGTTTATAGAATAGTTTTTACCTGTTCCTAATTCCCAAGCATCATTTTGTTTATGGTATGTTAAACCTATTTTATAAAGGCCTTCTACTATATCATCTACATGAGTAAAATCTCTTTTCTGTTTACCATCACCAATGATTGTGATTGGATGGTTTTTTTTAACCTGTCCTCTCCATCTACCTATAACTGCTGCCCAATCTCCTTCAGTAATTTCTTTAGGACCATAAACGTTGTAAAATCTAACTATTTCAACATTTAATTCATAAACCTCTTTATACATTTTACAAATTTCTTCTCCAATGTATTTGTAACATGCATATGGAGATCTATGTGGATTGTGCCATCGAGAAGATGAACCAGCATATATTAATTTAGCACCTATCTGTTTTGCAAAATCACAAACAGCTTGAGTGCCTGTTGTATTTACTCTAAAAGTTTCTGATGGATTCTCAAATGAGGGTTGTATTCTACTTAGCGCTGCTAAATGGTAGATTATTTTAAAATCTTTATCCATTAATGATACTTCTTCAATATCACCTGAATGGTAACTACAACCATTGATTTCGTTCTCTTTTGAGCCGCTATCGTAGTTATCTAAAGATACTACTGTGTGTCCTTCTTTAAGCAATCTTGCTATTAGATTTGAACCAATAAATCCTGCTCCTCCAGTTACTAATATTTTCATAGTTTTAAAATAAAAAACATCTCCCCTATCCATAGACGAGGGAGATGTTGGGTGGTTGAATTAAGCAGTTGCTAATTCTGTGTTTTTAACACGACGACGAGTCAAATTATACATTGCATTTGCAATTGGATTATTTACTCTACGTCTGAAGGCTGTAATGTTAGACAAATGGCTAACAGAATAACCTGTTTCTTCAGATAATCTTGTCAAATCACCAATGCGTTGACGGTGAGTAAAGAATGACAATTTTGCTGTGCGGTTTAAGTAGTTTGCACGTACTTTAGTTTGATAACTCATAACTATATTTGATTTATTGTTTACTGTGTTGCGCTAATACTTCTTCAACATGAGCCTTAGCTACTTCCCATGTTACTGGTCCTGTTTCGTCAGCATATGCTACAGGATCAGGACGTCCTAATTTAATGAATGCTTCGATACGCTCTACTGATGCAGCTGATTTATAATCAGAATACCACCCTCCCCATTCTATAACTTCTCCTTCACTATCAAGTAAAGTTTTAATAAAGATTGGTTTATAAGATGTATTAGTACGCTTATACACTTCATCAAAATCGAGACCCAAGATATCACAAGATCTTTGCCCATCCTCTAAAATGTCAAATTTATTTAACTCAAGATATGGAGTATAATGGTATACTAATTCTGAATCCCAGTTACCAATTTTAAATGCTTCAAAATCAGCATCGCGGAACTCTTGTCTACAATCAGGATAAATTGCATGATCACCTGCATGAATACCCATTGCGATTGCTACTGAATCTCCTATAGCACAATCATCACCAATATTTTTAGTTGCAACTGATAATGCTACAGCTTGAATCAACGAAGCAAATATTTTATTACGATTAGGTACAACTGTTTCTTTCATGTTGTCTTGCTCATAATGTCCCTCTGGTACATCACTTCCACCAGTTACTAAAGCTGAGTTTAATAATTTAGATAAACCATCTAATTTAATAATTTGAAAGTTTACTAATGGAAAATTTTCCCCAGTTACTGTAATTGTTCCCAATTGATCTTGTTCTGCTTTTTGAGAACATCCATTTAGATACTCTACTAGTGATGTAGCACGCTCTAATTCTACTTTGTGTTTTTGACCATAATCGAAACCTAATGCTGTTACTTCATAGCCGTTAGCTAATAGGTGTAACAATAATGAACTACTGTCCATACCACCTGATAATGATAAAACTGCTTTTTTCATTTTAAATGAATTTATTTGGGATCGTATTTATTTATTAAACGCTTACTCCCGTTTAAGCGTTGTTGAATAATGCTTTAATCTTGAAAAACTGATCTAAAAACGGTTTTTCATAAGTAATAATAATGCCATTCTTAAATGGAGAATGAGCAACAACCTTAGTACCACGTCTCGCGTTTACAATCTTAGAGAAGTCATGTACTTGTTTGCCCAAAGCAGAACCTGCTGGTTTGCCTAAATAATCATAAAGTGAAATCATTGTTATCATAACTTTTTATTTTATAAATTTTCTGAATTGTTGTACGTTGAATGTAATATCTTCTACCTGCCCACTCAAATCTTTCTCAAAATAGTGTTCTAGTTTTTCTTTTGGTTTCCATGTTAAACCATCATTAGTGTATCTCTGTCCTTCAGCTCCAACTAAAATAGGATTAGACGTATCTACTGATTTAATAAATGTCCAATCTTTATATGACATAAACTCTTGTGGTAATGAACATCCCAGTAAGTGATGGTAATGTGACTTTCTAATAGTATTAGATGCAACTAAACGTCTAATAAACTCCATTCTACCATACATTGCTGCTTTTAAATGATCTATTCCTTCATATTCATATTGGTATGCAATGCTTGAATGATTAAATGCAATATGAGTATAACCTAAATCAACTAATGTTTGGTATGTTGTAACTAATTCGCCCATATCTTTACCTTGACATACAGCCATTAAATTAACTCCTTCAGGTAAATTTGATTTGTAATTAATCATCCAACTTTTAGCATTAACTAAAGTTGTTGTTGAATCATTCCAGGCATCAGGTACAATGAATATATCAGGACGAACTAAATTAATTTTTTCAATTAAATCTTCTGTTGTGTGAGTTACTCCTTCAAATAAACCATTATCCATGATAATGAAACGTTTATCTAAACGTGATTTTTGAAAGAATATTCTATATTGGTCGTACTGATCAATTAAGTGAGGTAAACAATAATCATAATCATTCCATTTATAGGCATGATGCATTAATGCTAAAGGTAATTCATGACTTATTTTCATAGTGATGTAACTTTTTCTTTAATATATTAATTCTAATTTGACAATACCATTTACCCATATTACCTGAGGCATTAGCATATCTTTCTTTCCAGTATTTAATACCTTGATTGGTTTTAGCATTTTTTGCTTCTAAATAATCTACATCCCAGTAACTATTATTTTCTAGCATATTATCCTCCCATATACCTTCAGTATAATGAGGATGGGTTTGTTCGTATTTTTCAACAAGTTTTTTACGACGTGCTTTTTCTAGATTTTTACCTAGTTTCTTATTCATATATGGCGGTATTTTTGTTGTTTTCCATGAATTCTACTCTTACAACACTAACCCTACCATTAGTTTCTTCTTGAACAAATTTGTTCAATTTTTCGTAAATATATTTTGCAAACTGTTCTGCGCCAACAGCAGGTAATATTCTAAGTTGAATAATACCAAGATCGCTCATTGTTTTAAATCCACCTAATGCTGGGTCGTCTTCAGTTATGATTGTAGTATGATCAAACATATAATCCATCCATTCTTTAGGATTTTTACCATCAATGTTTCCTTTAGCACGTTTCATACCACCAAAATCCCAAACCCAATTACGTTCATCTAATTCACCTTCAAACCATACTCTAAATGATACTCCATATCCATGGAGGAATCTGCAGTGAGTGCCTTCTGCTTTCCATTGACGAAATACTGTACTGAAACCGTCAAACAACTTTGTTGATTGAAACTTTGCCATTTTATTTATCTTTTTTTATTGTGATATTTGATCTGAATAAGATTCCTGCCATTAGATTCAACCCACATGCTTCCCAAAACCCAATATATCTTAATCCAAAAATACTTGGCATTAGTTGATTCCATAAAAATTGTAAAGGTAATCCAAAAAGTAAAGCTGCTAGAGCTAATAGTCCTACAATATATAAGGCTTGTTCAATTGGTTTCATGTTATTATTCATTTTCTGTTTCGTCGTTATTTAATTCGTCTAACTCTGTTTGATTTACTATTTCCCAGTTTTTATCATCATCGATAATACTATAAACTTGGTCCATAATTTCTTCTAACTCTTTAGTTAATAAAGTAACATCAACATCGTCTTCTGTTAATTTAGTTTGGATTTGTTCTGCTTTATTTAGTAATTCTATTAAGTTCATTTTTTCTTATTTGGAGTGAATTTAAGTATTTCCTCTGACAATACCACCCTTCCTTTAGTATCTCTTGGTTCATAGGGACAATGTCTGCAATGATCACCACAGCAGCTACCTCTATTAATATGAATGAGCGCAGTGAAAATCACGCGCTCACCCTCTATATAGTAATCAACTCCGTTTCTTAATTGCTTATCCTTCACAAGATACACATTCAGATAAACGTTGTAAATTGTCTCCTCTTAATACTGATTCAGTACGTAAATAGTATAATGTTTTAATACCTGCTTTATGTGCCTCTTTATGTACTTGAGATATCCATTTTGGAGTGTCATTCGGATCAAAACATAAATTTAATGAAATTGCTTGATCAATATATTGTTGTCTAATAGCGTTTTGTTTTACTATTTCTAACTGATTAATTTCTTTAAATGTTAAGAATACTGATTTTTCTTCATCAGTTAAAATATAACTAGGAACATTAATTACTGATCCTTGATCTTTTAGGATTTGATCCCAAACACTATCAATATTATATCCTTTTTTATCTAACAATTCTTCTAGAATTTTATTTCGTTTAATGAATACGCCTTTTGCTGTTTTAAGGTTATATACATTCGCTGGAATTGGTTCAATCGATGGTGACACACCTCCCGAGATATGAGCATTTGATACCGTTGGTGCAATTGCTAAATGGTGGGAATGTCTTAATCCAGTACCTTTACACCATTCTGGTTCTCCATATAGTTCTGCTTGGTCGCGTGATGCTTTTAAAGCTTCTGTTTGGATGAATTCAGATATAACTCTAGTTAAAGCTGATGATTGGATACTAGCAAATGGTATTCCTTTTGATTGTAGTAATGTATGCCAACCCAAAACACCAATTCCGATTGCTCTACCTTTAGTAGCAGAACGAACTGTGTTTTCCATGAATTTAATATTCTTAGCTCTATCAATAAATTCTTGTAATACACCTTCTAAGAACCAACATGCTACTTCTGGTAATGTCATACCATTTTCAAACTTGTAATCTTTCCATTCATCCCAACGTGTTAAGTTTAATGATGATAAACAACAAATAAATGAATGCAATTCATCTGTGTATAATGAAATTTCACTACAAATATTTGTCATTGATACATGAAGATTTAACTTCTTATATCCTTCAGGATTTGCATTATTAACATTATCTTCAAACATGATATAAGGTTCACCAGTTTCAAGACGTGTTTTTAGTATATCACCCCATAAACGCATAGAACGTTCGTCTTTATTTTCTAACTTATCCATAAATGTATCATCGATAACAACACATTGATGTAAGTTCAAACATTGACGATTAACATCACCTTTTGGTCTGCGAATTTGTAAGAATTCTTCAATATCTGGGTGGTTAATGCTTAAGTTAACACTTGCTGCACCTCTTCTAACTGATCCTTGGTTTGTAGCAAGAATAGTTGAGTCATAAATTTTACACCAAGGCACTACGCCTTCAGACACACCATTATCTCTAATGGATTTACCTCTACCTCTAATACGAGATACTCCAATACCAACTCCACCACCTTGAGATGATAATCTCATTAATTCGGAGTTTGCATCAGCAATACCTTCAATAGAATCACCAACATCAATACCAAAACATGAAATAGGCATTCCACGTTCAGTACCTAAATTTGATAATACTGGAGATGCTAAACATAGCCAATTTTTTACTATTGCTTCATAGAATATTGGTTGTAAGTCTTTACGTCTTAATCTACGTGATGCCGCCTTACTTACTCTTTTAAATGCCCCAAATACATCTTCATCAGGCATCAAATATCCTTTAGAAATCATACTTAATGCTATTTCATCCATCCAAGAAGGAAAATCTTTACCTTTAACCCAGGTACTGGTGTCTACTTGTATACTCATTTTATAATTTAATTTTAAAGGTCTGACCAATCTGCGTTTGACTTTGAATAACTAGTCACGCGTCCTGCGAAGAAATCTTGGTGTGTTTTTCCACTTGTTAAATGTCCAAACCATTCCATTTGTTTTAGTAAGTTAGGATCAATATCATTGAAAATACCATTATAACCTAATTCAACCATTTTTTCATTTGCTCTTGCTTTGATAAATGTTTTTAATTGAGGGATATTTAAACCTTCAATATTTCCCATTTCAAATGCTTTATCAATAAAATCAAATTCTAACTGAACTGATAATCGGCAAGCTTCTGCTACACCTGATCTCATTTCTGCTGTATTTAATTCAGGTTGTTCTTCTAATAATTTTCTAAATAACCAACATCCTGCTTTTGAATGTAATGATTCATCTCTAACACTCCATTCTACAATTTGACCAGTTCCTTTCATTAAATTTCTTAATTGAAAAGACATCAATATAGCAAATGAAGAGAATAAATTAACACCTTCAGTAAATGCTGAGAATATAGCTAATGATAATGCTTTTTCTTCAATATTATCACCAGGTACTTCAATTAAGCGATCAATTTTTGCTTTTGATGCTTCGTCTTCTAAAAATGCTTGGAAGTTATCTAATCCTAATTCTTCATTTAATCGAGCATAAGCTTCAGCATGGATACTTTCAAAATCAGCAAACACACGAGCCATAGCTTGAATTTCTGGTTTTGGGAACCACATTGATACTTTAGTAGACCAATAATCATTAACGTGTACTTCTGTCTGAGCAAATGATTTTAAGATATTTCCTATCAAATTCTTTTCTGAATCAGATAATTTTAATTTCCAATCGTTTAGATCAGAAGCCAAAGGTACTTCATCAGCTAGCCAATGTACTCTATGTTGGTCTTTATAGAAGTTAAATGCTTCTTGATATTCAAATGGTTTGTAGAAAATACGTGGTTCAGTTATCATTTTAATGAATTTAATAAGTTAATTAATGTTGGTTTTGATTGCATACCCAAGGTACGCTTTACTTCTTGCCCATCAACTTCTATTACTAAAGTAGGAACTGAACGAATGTTATATTTTAGTGTTAAATCTGGGTTGTTGTCTACATCTATTGTTTCGAAATTAACATCTGTTAATTCTGATTGAACTTGCGCTACTAAAGGAGCAAGTTGCTTACATGGGCCGCACCAAGCAGCCGTGAACCTTTTTACCGTTACCATAATTTTTATTGTTGTAGTTATAAATATAGTATATACTATTGGTTTTTGCTAAGCTCAAAAAACTTCTGTTGAAGATAATCTCTGTCGTCATTATTAACGCTGCTATATGAATTTACAGGTTTAGAGTCATCTTCATCATCATCGTCTAATGGTGTTTCGTATATATCTATTTTTCCGTTTGATGTATCTATTTTGGAACCAAATGTTAATCCGTCAGCACCATATCTATTTTTCATGACGTGCCAACGTCCTGTTCCATTTACTTTATCTTTTCTTCCTCTAGCTAGAGATAAAATGATATCCCCAATCATAATCTTTTCATATGAACCAGCTGCATTATCTCCCTCAATAATATTGCTTTTAGCAGCGCCTCTATTTGCTTGTGAAGGAGAAACAACTGGTATTCCTAATTCTTTAGCTAATGCTTTAGCTCCAACATAAACATCATCAATTTCTTCTTTACGTTCTCCATTTCTAGAGCGAGTTGAACTCTTAACATAATCAAGATAGTCAATAATGATCAAATCTGGTTTAAAATCATGTTGCATTTCTAGTTGTTGGAGGTGAGCCTGAATTGTATCAAATGATGCTCTTTTAGGTGGGTATTCTTTAATAACAACTTTACCTCTAACTTTACTAATAGTTTCTTCAACTTTAGCTCTATTTTTATCTAAAGCATCAACAGGAATACCTGTAAATACAGCATCATATCTTTTACCTACGTAACCTTCAGCTAATTCTAATGAATAATGTACTACATTAAATCCCATTGCTGCCGCATAAGCTCCCATATCAATAACAGCCCATGATTTACCACCCCCAGGGTTACCAAATACTAGTACTAAGTCACCTTTACCCATTCCACCCTGTGTTAAATTATTAAACACAGGCCAAGGGAAAGGTACTGCATTTCTGTCATCTATTCTGTATCTAGATTCAATATCTTTATCATATTCATGACCAATATTTTTATCTTCACCTGCTTTTAAGGCATTATTCATTAGTGTTTTAATACTATCATAATCACCCATACCAAGCAAATCAACAGAGGTCATGATTGCTTTTTTTACTTGTTGGTTTTTACAAAAATTAGTAAACTCATTCTCTACCCAATCTAAATCATTTGCTTGTGATTCCTTATACGCTTCTCTCAACCCTTCAGTAATAGCAATTTTTAAGACATCATTATCAATTTTCTTTACTTCAGTAGATAGTACCTCCATTGTTGGTACAGTATGATACTTAGAAAAATATGATTGGATTTCTTTAACAACCCATTGATTAGCTTGGTTTTCAAAATATTCTTTTTCTAAAGAATCAGATACATTTACTAAGAAATTTTTCTGTGTTAATAATGCTCCAATTACTTTTGTTTGAAACTGAGGTCCGTATGCTTGTAATTTTTGTAATGTTGTCATAACTTTTTAAATTTAATTAAGAGAATTTATATAACCAAAAACTTCTGTAAGCCAATTATCTACGTTTGGTATGGATTCTCCCAATTTATCATTTACGTATATTTGGTGAAATAGATACTTATTTAATTCATATGAATCGTTAAAAGCATCTTTTACCAATTGTTTATTTTCAGGTGATAAGAAACTTCCATCTAAAGACATTAATTTTCTATTAATTTCTAGTTGATGTCTTCTTTCCACTACTGATAAGTATAATTTATTTTCATCTATTTTATTAGCAGATGACTCAATAATATCACTTAATTCAATTTTATTCTCACTAATTAATTCAGGAAATAATTTAAGTAATTTAACAGGTCCTAAACCTGTAACCCCAGGAATATTATCAGATTGATCACCCATCAATATTTTATAGTTAAGAAAATTATAACTACTAACACCGAATTCTTCTAATACATCTTTTGGTTTGTATACTTTCTTTTTAACGGGGGAGTATACTTGTACTTTATCTGAGATTAATTGTAAGAAATCTTTGTCCGCAGACATGATTGTTACGCTTGTTGTCTCATTATACGCCTGGAATTTATTTGATAAATAACCAATAATATCATCTGCTTCTAAACCATCTATACCAATAACAGTAACTGGAAGGCATTTAAGATATTGAATTAATCTTGCCATCTGGTTGTTTATACTCTCTGTTTCTTCTTCTTTTGAAGAAAAAATAGAATAATTTGTCATGCGGTTAACATGACGATTTGCTTTATACTCAGGGTATAAGTTTCTTCTAGCACTCGAACCACCAACACCATCAAATACAATTACAACTTTAGTTGGATTAAGCATTTTAATTGCATAACCAATTGATTTTAAAAATCCAGTTAGACCACCAATGTGGTGGCCATTTGGATTAATATGATTAATCATAGTAAACGACCTCAAGAATGTATTGAGGCCGTCTATGATTAAAATTGAGTCTAATTGTGTCCTAGTGTCTGGTTGAATACTTGAGATTAGATCAAAGTATTTATTCTTGGACATCTACTAAGTTTATTTCTTTAAAGTTTTCTTCCATTTCATCTTCCTCAACGATATCAAAATCAGCTGATCCTAGAATTTGTAGCCACTCATGTGAGTGATCTTTTTTATAGGTATCAATTGCTTTTTTATCATCAGGGATGAAACCATGAACTGTCATTGTAACAGTACCCTTTGTTTGTACACCTGTAACGTGATTTTTATCAGCAGATATCTTAGTACGTTTAGCAAATTCAACGTCTTTACCATCTTTAGTTGCTTTAATTTTGCTAGTACCACTGTTTGATACGTTACCAAAAGTAATTACAAAAGATGAATCGAAGAACATTGTATCACCACCTTTATTTTTCAACTTAGGTTGTTCCATAGGTGAATTTGGTTTTGCAACCCACACCTTATTAACTGCTACAAATGTATTTGTATACGGTTGATTTTCTTTACGAGATAAGATAATCTTTTGGTTGATAAAGTTACCAAATGTTTGAGACATTGCTCCAGCATTCCACTCATTGTTATTTTTATTTGATTCAACAGATAATCTACAAGGAATTGATCCTACTGAGTCCCATAGGAATAGTAGATCAAATGGTAATTTTCCTGCTGCTTGTTCACTTAACAAATCAGCTACGAAAGCACCTACATCTTCAATTGTGTTTAATGAACCTCTATCTACATAAAGGAAAAAACCTTTATAATCAATAACTTCACCTGTTTCAGGATCAGCTACAGATGTTAGTTCAAAACCCATTTGTACAGCATGTTCCCAATTCCATTTCATCTCGGTGATGATAAAAACTGGCAGCACACCCATTTTTTGTGCAGATACTGCTGCTTCCAACATTGCTGTTGTTTTACCTGTATCTGAATGGCCACGTAACAAGGTTATATGGCCCATAGGAATACCAGGAATAGACAATACATCTTGGAATGCTTTTGAAAGTGGAATCCACCTTTGTGGTTTAAATTTAACAGATTGATCTAAGAATTTAGATTTCTTAAATGCATCAATGTTAAATGATTTCTTTAACGATTCGGATACAACCGTCGTTAAACTGTCTTTACTTTTAGCCATTTTAGCCATTATTTATTAATCATTAAATAGTGAATCAAACTTATCAGTTGCTGTTGCTCTTGGTTTTACATCCAAAGAGTAAGGTTGAATTGGAGAATTGAGTTCTTTTAAGAAATCATCTTCCTCATCTACAATTGATGTTGGAGTTGCTTCCGAAGTTGATTCATCTTCAGGAGATAACCACTTTTGCAATACATCCTTCAATGCATCATAAGTGTACTTGCGATTAATAGCTAAGATGTCAGGTTGTTCATCTAATGATTTAGTTACAAGTGCAGCATCATCAGAAATTGGGGTGGATTTTGGTTTTGGTCTTAAAGTACATTTAATACCCTTTCTACCAGCAATTACATCTTCAATTGCTTCAACTGTAAAATCACGACCATCTGTAATGTCTGTAAAATCACCGTAATCTTCATCACTAGCGATACCCATTAATTGGTCATTAACTAATTTACCAACTTCCCATAGACGTACACCTTGACTCTCTTCACCGCGAACGATTACTGGAGCAAAATAGCGTGTTTTAGGAGAAATTTTGTTGGCTAGAGTCCAATCATCTTTATCAGATGATTTACGTAGTTTCTTAGCAAAATCTGTGATTGGGTCTTCTTCACCCCAGTTACTTAGTGCTAAGATTGGTCCTTTTGAAAAACCATAGTGCATTTGAACTTCGCGCAATGGCCACTCTTTTCTAAAAGTGTTTGGGACGATTCTGATCTGGTGTTTACCTGCTTTTGGTTTCCAGAAAATTTTAGTGTAGTCGATTTTTTCACGACCTGCGCCTTTGTTGGCGTTCGCTTCAAGCTTTTGCTTGACAAAACTTAAATCCATATTGTTTTTGTTTTAATTGTAAGTCGTTCTATGAACGGAATATATTGTGAATCTATGATTCTAAATTTGGCCCTCCAAACTATTTGTTGAAGTCTATTATCTTATGGATTGATGTATCTAATCGACGTAGGTCAGGACCATCAGTTAATAAAATACAATTTTTATAGTCATTCCAATTTACGATGAAATTTTTGTCCATCACACCATTATTTAAAGTTCTTATTAAAGTATTAAGAGCATTAATAGTGTACAATGTATTTGATTCTTTTTTACGATGTAACAGGATAGTATTGGCCATCGGCGCATCTTGTACGTTGCCCGAGTCAATATTATAAGTACACATCAGTTCTTCGCTTTGTGGAGATTCAAGAATGAATATTTTATTAAAGAGAATAGCGTAGCGACGATTGATTGTGTTAACTGTATTTTCCAAATCCAATGGAGTTGTAAATGTACAGAATAATTTATTCAAGTCTAATTCGTTTAGTTGTTCCATGATAAATATTTATATTTTTTCCAAACCGTGATACGATTGGCCTTGTTTAATGGTTACTGGATATTTTAATGTATTTATTATATCCGAAATTAATTTTTTATCTTCTTCACTATAATCAAATAAGAAAGCATCATAAGTATACAATACTAATTTTGTTTTCCTATCTTCTAATTTACTTAATACTAATCTTAGTAATTCAACATTGGTTGATGTTTCTTTACTTTGAATTTTATAATTAAATAACTTTGATCGAGTCATATCAGCGTCAAACATAAATATTTTATTATCTGTCACTAAATGCTTTCCATATTGGTACGTATCCCACATACCATCTATAAACATATCTACTTCTTTAAAGAAGGGTTTGTTTTTATATTCAGCCCAAACACCACCATATAATTGTTTGAATGTTAATTCTTTAGCTTCTTGTTGTGTTACACCTAATATTTCACCCAGATATTCATATGTGTTTCTATTTTTAGGAAACTCAAATCCAACTAATTCACCAATTAGTCGTGGGTGGTAACCCTGGAAATCAATTTCAATAAATTTGTCATTTTCAGATTTAAAACACATACGTTCACCATCATCTTTATTTAATGCTGCGAAATTAATGCTATTAAATGTGTTAGATGGGCGTGAAGTTGTGGTATATAAATTGTATTGAGTGTATACTCTACTGCGATTTAAACTAAATTGTGGGTTTGTTAACTTCCCATTGTAGTAGTCAATGAAGCAGTTTTTATCGACCATTATGCCGTTTTTTTCAATATGGTAAAATACATCTACCGTGAAAAAATTTTGAAAGCTAAATGCCTCGTTAGCTAGTGAATATTGCTTAATAATAGGTAATGCAATGTCGAATATAGCCTCACACATTTCATAATGTTTGCTAATTGGTATTAGGCAGTTAACATTAGATAATGAATAGTGTTTACTATAGTAAAAATTAATACAAGTATTGTCTAATGATTTAACATCAATAGGTTCAATAAAGTTTACATCATATAATTTATCAGACAGTGGATATAAGTAATGTAATGCTTTTTTCTTATCCAATGTCCATAACTTATCTGTGTTATTTAATAACCAATCAGTTAGTTCTGGTTTGTCTATACCGAATGATTCATTGTGATTTAGACAAAATATGTATCCCTTTTTATCTTTAAGTGGTCTGAGGTATATTAAACTTAACTCAGTAAGAGATGGATGGAAATTGTCATTGAACGGGATGAACCGAATGAAGCAATCTCCAAATGCGCGAGGCAGTTGAGATGATTTTTCAATAATATAAAACATAACCTTTTTTTTGTAGACTTAAATATAATATAAAAACTCTGACTTACAAAAGTTCATCTTGAAGATAAAGTTTTATTCCAGACATTTTCTTATCTGCTTGTTCCACTTCGTCTATATCAAAATAACCACCAGCTACATGGCCTTGTGAATATATAGTAAAGGTTAATGCTGTTGTTTGATATAGAGGATTATTTTTAACCTTATTATATGTAGTAACATCTATTTCTTTTAAATAAATAGGAACCGTGTGGATGTATTTAATAAAGTATCGTAGTATGCTGTCTTTTTGATAATCATCTTTAGTAGAGGTAAATACATATCCTTTAATATTATTATCTTTAACTAAACTAGACGCTAATATTAATGGTTTGGCCAACCCTGTATATACTTTCCCAGGATATGCTTTACCCTTTACTTCACAGTAATATCCTACATAGGGATTATAATTAGAATCTAAATATTTTTCCCCTATTGTATAATTTACTTTTGCTATATTTTTAGGTGCTCTCATTATCCAATTAATTTAACAGCTTTATTATAATTAGATTTAACATTTTTAAACTCGGCTGTAGATGGTTCTGCAGACTTATCTCCTTTTACCCACTCTCTATAATACGTTCGAACCCAAGTGTCAACATCTGTTACATTTGTTCCTTTAGTAATATATGTAGTAGTACCTCCTATATAAATTCCTCTTTTTTCAACATTACCCACAACAAAATCTGCTCCAATCTCTGGAGTAGCGAATGCTGCAAATCCTCTTAATTTATTAGTCTTATTTTCTTCTATATAAACACTTCCTATTATAGAAGAATCATATTTAGCAGCCCACCTAGCACTATCTGTTTGCACCCCATAAAAATTATTATTAAATCCTTTTAAATTATCTCCGCTTCCTTGTTCAGAAATAGATTTAGCCATAACCGCTATAGCTACATTTTTATTAAGACCTTTTTGAACTAGAGTTTTTAAATATGAAGCTAATGTAGTTTGAGGAATTGTAGTTCTTTGGTAAGCAACAATTGGTTTTTCAGGATAGTAATTTTTAACTCCATCAACTATTGTTACTTTTCCACCTTTACCTGTTGTAATATTAGGAGTAGCACCTGTAACTTTACTTCCTTTTAACGTAACATTAAATAAATCTCTTTCGGCACCGTCTGGGTCTTCTAAAATAATTGTTTGTCCCTCTAATTTAGTTGTCCAACCATTATCATTAATTGTATGTCCTATACCTGTTAAAATATATCCTAATTTTCTACCAATACCTTCATCTGCATCAGTTTTATATCCTCTAGGAAGTAAATCTGGATGGATATTAAACATATGGCCTATAATTAGATTTGATATACCATCTATTTCTAATGATAGTTTTGTTGGGATAATTGCTTTGAATTTAATTGGATTTTTTGATAATGCTCTAAAAATTGCTATAAGATCTCTAAGAGCGCCTTCATATTTAGGTGCTACATCTACATCAAAATCTGCTTCAAAATCAAATATCCAGCTTTTACCCATCCAACTAATAAATTCATATATAGGTAATAAATTAGTTAATAAATTTTCTAACTGAACCCCAGTATCATTATCACTTTTATTAGTATTCATAGCACTCATTGTTGGTTTTAAACGGTCTTTTACACCTTGGTTAAAACCAACCATAGTATCGTTTTCTAAACCTAATTGACCACCCCCTTTTTGGGCTCCTATTGCTACAATAGAAGATTGCTCAGAAAATATTTGTGATTCTAATGAATAGTTTCTTACAGTAGAAAATAAACCATTATATTTTCCGGTTGGTGTTCCATCTTCTGAGTAAAATGTAAATGCATTTTTATAAGCATCTGATTTGGTTTGAGTATCTACAAAGTTAATATCTATAATTCTAGCTATAGAATCGAGTGGATCAACGTGTATATCAAAATTGTTTACATTTCCTGTTGCAGAAGATATATCTGCTAGCATTTTCTTTAAAAAATCATACAGGTTAATAGTATTTTTTTCAGTTTTATCTCCTCCTTCTAATCCAGGATCTTTACTTATTTCTAATAAATAACGTAAATTAACATATATGTTTCCTATTTGACCTAAACCTGCTTTACAAGCAGCATCTGGTGTGCCATTTTTATCTGCTACAGAAAATGGATTTAAATTATCCATAAATGCAAGATCACTAGCAGCAGATTCTTGAGCATCTTTTACTTCTTTTATTTGTTTATCAGCTTCAATTTGAGCAATAGTTGCAGCTTTTTTTGTTTTAACTATATTTAAATCTGTTCCTTTTAAATTCTTTAAACTTAAAGAAATACCTTCTATTTCTGATTCTGTAAGAGCTGCATCTAAAAAATCATAAAATTGTTCTTGTTTATAACTAGAACTCCCCCCTATAGATGCTGTTGGAACTATAACCCCATTCGAATCTAATACTTTATCAAATTTTACTGCTAATTCAAATTGTCTTTGTAATTCACGAGCAGCCGCGTCTTCATTAATACCCGCAACCTTACAAGCATTAAAATATTCTATAAAAGAGGCTTTAATAACATCTTCATCACTATTAAATTTTATAACCTCAGGTATTATTGTATTGTTTATTACTATTTTAGCAGCATCCTCTGTTGGTTGTGAAGATCCATGAAAACTAATAAGTACACTCTCATTTTTATTGTTTTTAACCTGTGGTCCTGGGTCTCCGGAAACTATAGTTGCATCTGAGCCTGTAGGAGTAGTGCCTAAATCATCGGGTAATTTAAAAGCCCCCCAAATATCATTTTTAATTAAACACACTGTAGGATTTACAGATATTTGTAGAGGATGACATAAGCTTAGTAAATAAGGAGCTTCTGGTTTTTTTAGATTCTCAGAAGACATTTTTCCTTCGTTTTGATAAGGTCTATCGCTTGTTGTTACACCAACAATTGGTTTATTTCCATCTTCTGCTACAATACCTACTGTTACGTGGTTATTTATTAACTTACATAAAGATTCTAATGTAATGTATTTTTGACGATCACCATCACCAAAATCTTCGTCTTTTTCACCCTCCCCATGTAATTCAATATCCATGGTAAACATATTATATGTAACACCATCTTTATCAGTTACTTTATACTTAGCACTTGCATTTTCTGATTCAACAGAACACCACAGTTCATATATTAACCCTGAAATAAAGTTTCTAGAGTAGAATTTTTTTAATTTATCCGGTGTTGGAACAAATGCTGAGTCTTTTATTTTTAAATACCCACCAGCTTGTAATGATATTAATGATAAATTGGCTGCTTGGTAATTTATTTTTAATGATTCTATCATTTCACCGATGGAAATTAGAGTTGTTGAGCAATCATACCCTCCATCTGGTCTTGCGGACCATTTATAGTTTTTTACTATACCTAAGAACCCACCATAATTTCCTTGTGCTGCTTCTTCTTTTTCAAACAATTGTTGAAAGACATTTTGATAATCTTTACCATTAAGATTACTATCAAATATATTAAATGGGGCTTCAGGAGTTGTTACTAAATTTCCGTCGTTATTAATATAAGCAGTCCAACCCCATTCTAATAATACAGAATAACCTGGTCTCATATAGAGTAATTCTAAATCTTCTAATTGAGTTATATCCCAACAATTAAAATTTATTGTTACTTCTCTCAATGAACCATAAGCACCTTTTGATTTAACCTCAGCACCTGTAATACCAGGCATTGGTCTAACACCATATAAATGTGTTTTACCGCTTGGTGTTTGTAATGAATATGCATTTTCAGGACCTTTACCAACACCACTTCTTAGTTTATCGTTGTATAAAGCACCCCCAGTTAAAATATAATTTTTAGCTAAGGCACCACCATCTTCTTTAACATCAACTGATGAAGACATTCTTAACCATGCCTTTGAACCATTATGGATTGCTATATCTGTTAAATTACGTCTAGAAAGGGCGTTTCCTCTTTTTAAGAGTTGGTTTTTAATGTGAGGTGGAAATGATTCTTTAAATATAGACATAACATTATTTGTAATTTAAATCATTAAACAATTTTAAAACGGCTCCTAAATCTGTTGGTATTCTTAATTGAGTACCTGGTGTTAAGAACATAGATCCTTTGTTTATATTATTGTTTGCTGATGATATAATCCACCAGTATTCTGGGTTTTTGTAGTATGAATAGGCTAATAAATCTAATCTATCTCCTATTGTTGTAATAACATAGATATCATCCTCGGTTAAAGGAATATTTGGGTATCTCTTTAACTTAAGGTATTTAGTACCTGTTGGAGTTTGTATAATATCTTTTGTTGTGTATCTCATTATCTAGCTTGTGATCCTGTTAAAAATCCTGTTCCACCAATTGGGTTATCTAAATAAGATAAAAATCCACCTTCTTTATATGTAGGTAATGTTTGTCCAATAATAGTAAAACTAAATTGTGCATTTATGTACATTGCTAATTTATCAACAGTTCGAGTTTTTTCATAAGTTACTCCTGGTTTATTTGGTGTTGTTGGAACTGGTGTGTCTATATCCCAAGATGAAGTATCAGGTATATCAAATGAAACTGATGTTAATATTCCTGGTTCTTCTATTAGATAACTTCCTAATGTTACCTTTGTAATAATTCCTCCTAATCGATTATTACCATCATATATTCCCGCTCCAGCAGATTGTAATTCACTTAGTCCTCTATGTTTTTCAAGTAAATGAATTCTATTAAAACATGGGATTTGTATGTTAAAACTTACATCTCTTTTATGCTCAGTGAAGGTATAAAAGCTTTCTGACCTCCCCACATATTTTACGGGATTCCATGTAGAGTTTGAATTATATTTAAAACCAGATATATATGCTGAAAATACTACAGTTTTATCATTTGCTGCTGAAAATGGGTTTATTGTTGTAAACCTTACTAACATTATGTCTCGATCAATTCTATCAAAATGTGGGGTTGTTTTTTTTCTATTAAAATAAAAACCCTTTTTATTTGCTCTATTTACAGATACCTCTTCTTCTTGAAGTGTCTCAGTATCGAGTGTTGATACCATTTCACCATTTTTGTAGGATGTTTCTAATCCACCTTCCATTTTAGAAACATCTACAATAGATGCTTTGACTGTTTTTGATTTTCCGGGTTTACCACTTCTAACAACTATTTCGTCTAATTCATGTATTTCTTTATCCCAATCAGATAATTGAGCATCAGCTTCTGCCTGAGTTTTACCTGTATAAGTTTTAGTCGTAGGAACGTAATCACTGGTTTGTCCTACACTAACACTTCCTAATGTATCATCTTGGATTTGAATTTTTCTATATCCGCCTATATACTCTGTGTTTTCTTTTGTGTAGCCGTTTTTTAATACAAAAAATTTATCAAAAGAAGGAGTTGTTTGTGGGTTTATTGCAGGAATAGAATCTACCCCCTCAACTACAAAAATCTTTCCATTCCCAATATCACTTTGTAACTTGCTTGTTGAAACATCCGCACTGTAGAAAAAATCATTTCCTTGTCTTTTTCTACCCAAAGCATTGAATTGATCAGTTTCTTCAATTTTATTTAATGGGAATTGGGGTGATAATGGAGATGAAATAGATCCAGTAATATAATTACCACTAGCATCAGCAAATCCACTTTCTTCTTTTAATGGGTTAACAGATAAACTTCCACTTACAGTTTTTAACTTAGATTTAAAAAGAGAATCATTTATTTTTATCTTATCTTCAGTAAAAACATATCTATTTATAATAGTTCTTCCTATACCATATACTGATTTAGGACCACCATTATAACTATCAATAGTTAATGTTTTTGTATCTAATTTATTTCTTTTAAAATCAGTACGAGTGAATTTAGAACGAACAAATTCAAATCCTTCTGTTTTTGCTCCTTCTCTTAAACTTTGATTTACAAGTCTATTAGCTCTTCTTCCTTGTCTATTAGCTTCTCTATTAGCTTGTCTTCCTGCTCTATTGTTTTGTATATTTTCTCTTCTTGCCTCTTGTAAGTTAAATTGTTGGCTAATATCCCCTTCGTTATCTCCTAAATTGAATTTATTTGTTAAGGCAACTAATCTATTGCTACCTCCGCTAGGATTAAGAGAACTTCCGATAAAGGATGCAATACCACCAGCAACATTAAATTCTTCTTTATTATTTTCAGTAACTACATTAATATATTTAGTACTTTCATCCATTACTGGTAAAAGACCATGTCTCATTAAATGACCACCGAATGCATTAAGAGGAACTTGGGCCAATGTGTTAATACCCAAATTATATAAACGAGTTGAACCAATATTACCTAATAAACCACTAAGTCCTTTTTTAGTTTCAAGTTTTGGATTAGATAATTGCAATCCAACTTGTTTAGCTAAAAATAAAGGTCCTTTAGGAAAGTCTTTAAGAAATTTACCTATACGAATTGTATCAACTACTGATGCATTTAAAGCTCCTATAGCTCCTCCTCTAATTAAACCATCATCAAACTTAGTAAGTCTGAATTTAGTGAAGGGTTTATCAATATCTTTTAATTCGGTTTTTATATAAGGTTGCCCACTGTTACCCCCATCTGAAGTATCATTACCGTACTTCAAACTACGTAGTTTGGTAGCATTTAATTGTGTGATTATAGGCATTCCTTGATTTGTTTATTAATAACGACCGTCAGTTGGACCTAAATCGCTATATTTACGACCTGATTTTGATTTGTACTGTGTTGCACGTGGGTTACGAGGTGCTTTAGGATCTAATTCATCTAATGTAGATTCTGGTCTAACTTTAGAAGAACCATTAAAGTCAACTAATTTAACTTTAGGATCTGTGTGAACTGAGTATTGGTTGTGTAATTTGTCAGTTGCAGTACCAGCAAAATATCCAAACTTATTAGCTGCTAATCCATTAGCGGTTAAACCTAATTTGCTTTTGTCTTTTTGATTAATGATTGCCATTTTATTTAATTTAAAATTGTCTATGTATAAATATTAAATTAGGCCGTTTTGTAACGTCCGTTCATATTTTGTGTTGTACCTACTTTCACACTATCCATCATCACTATACCTTCTTTATTGATTAACTGACCAATAGCGGCTCTAACTTCGTTAAGGGCGGATACTACTGGTGATAAATCAATAGATACTCCACCACCTCCACCACTTTCACCACTCATTAAATCTGTACCTACTTTGATTTTACCATCAGCACCATACATTGCTTTGTCATTTGGATCTAATTGTACAGAACCAAATTCTCCAGTCATTACTGGACCTTTGCTTGGATCAACTATACCATCTTTCATAGCCATGTATGTACCTAAAGCAGCCATTACGGCTGCTATCCCTGCAATAATAGCTACAGTCCCTACACCAAAAGTAGCAGCAGATGCTGTTGTTACGGCTGCGGCTGCTGTAGTACCAGCTATTGCTGATTCAGTACTTTTTAATCCTATCAATCCTGGTAATATTGCTAGTTCTCTTGTTTTAGATATTAATCCCATTTTAGAAAGTAAAGCTTTGCCTCTTTCAATAATCATTTCTTTAAGAGTCCAACCATATGCTGCTATTTTAGTAAGATATGATTCTTTTTCTACTAATGATGCTGTTCGTTTTATACTTAAACCATAAGCTTCAGCCGATGCTTTAGCCCATTCAATGCCTGCTCCAATTTGACCCACAGTATTACTAGATATTTTATATCCTAGTTCAGCCGCAGAAAATCCTACTCTTCTACCAACTGTTGCTGCTGTTAATCCTTCAGTAATTGCTATTAGTTTTGCAATTCCATTTATAGCAGTCATTGTTCCATAAATTCCTAAAAATAACCCCCCAATATATTTAAGAGGAGTAGCCATATAGTTAATTATATTTAAAGCTCCACTTAATAAATCTAAGAAGGAACCTAAAGGACCTGCTAACAAATCGCCTACAATTCTTTGTAGTTTTTCCATAGCAGCATTAAATTTATCTTGAACGTTTTGTCTTTCAAGTGCTTGTGCTGCTTCTTCTTCATTTATTTGAGCTAAAGATTTACCAGATTTAACTGCTTCTTCTCTTTTTCTTAATTGTTCAGCTAATTTATCAGATGTAGTTCCTAAAGATTGAGCATAAGCATTTTGTGCTAACACATTCATTTTAGAGAACTTAACAGCAGTCATACCTTGGTTTGCTAATTCATTAGCAACACCCGCCATATCACCTTGTAAAGCTAATGCTCTAGCTCTTTCTAAATTTAAAGCTTGACCAGTTAATAGTTCAGCTTTTAATTCATTTTCAATTGATGATTCAAAATTTAGTAAAGATTCTGCTTGTGACTTGGTGTCTTCTAATGTAGTACCTAAGGCTTTCATAGCTACTACAGCTCTAGCTATACGTTCAGGATTATACCCTAAATTAGCAGCTAATTGACCTGATACTTTAACAGCTTCAGCTAATGTTGATCTAAAATCAATACCAACTTTAAGTTGATTTCTTGCTGTTGCTAAACCTCTAACAAATGATCTGTAGGTTTCTTCAGATGATTTACCAGACAATGCAGCATATCTTTGAACTTGAGCTGCTTCATCTGCTTGTAAACCAACTTGTTTAGTTAATTTAATCTGAGTTTCAAGTTGGTCTGCTGTAAATTCATAAGCAAATCCAGTTGCTTTTACTAATTCACCAAATGCTTGAGTTAAACTAGCAGTATTTACATTTAGATTTTTTGATGAATTTTCAATATCCACCATCTTTTCTCTAAATGCATCTGCTCTTTGGGTTCCATATCCTAATTGCTTTCCTAATTCAACTGCTTGTGCGTTTGCGTTTAAAGCAGCTTTAAAGAAGAAATTAGCAATTTTCAACAATATAGTTAATTGTGTAACAGGATCTTTTAAGGCTTGTCCTATGCCAGAAACTGTTCCTCTTATTCCGGTCATTAACACATCCCATTTAGATCCGGTTTTAGCAGTATCTCTCATATCTTCTTTTAGATTTTCAAAGAAGGTACTACTAATACCTAATTTACCTAAAGCACCAACTATACCATCAACAATTTTTCCAGATATGCCTAATTTTTTAATAATTTCCTCTTCATCTTTTAATCTTTTTAAATTTAAGTCTTGAGCTCTAACTAAATAATTATTATTTTTATCTAAAAATTTTCCTTCTTTATCAAATAAACCTAATAATTCTCTATATTGAGATATTTCTTCTAATTTTGATTTATTTTTACTATCAATTGCTTTTTGTTCTTCAGCGTCTAAGGTTTTTCCTTTATATTTTTGATCTAAAAAAGTTTTACTTTTAGCTAATCTATCAATCTCTATTTGAAGTTTTTTTCCATTGCTTATTAAATCTTGTTTAGATAATCTACTAATATCTTGAGAATCATATTTTAATTTATCAGCTAAACCACTGATTTTTCTAAAACTTGAATTAATATCTTTAGAAGTAACATTAGTTCTAGATAGATCTCGTACAACATTTTTTAATTGGTCCGCAAGATCTGTAAACTCATTATTCATTTCAGCAAAATGGCGCTGAGCATTAATTAATTCTCTATTAAACTCCGTTGTACTTGCTTTAACCTCATCCATTCGCTTTCTAAGTTCAATAGCGTTTAGACCTGAGTCTTTTAAGTACTGTTCAATTTGTTTTAATAATTTCTCATCCATGAGTAAACAATAATAGGTAATAATTACTCGTATAAATATAAAAAGCGCCTATTTCTTAGGCGCTCTTGTTGAATATGTGGGTTGTGATACGTTTGGTGTTAATGGTTTAGATGATGTTTTTGTTTTATTTTCAAGTTGTTGGTTTTGTTTTTCCATCGCTTCATTTTCATCATCATAAAACTTTTTCATTTTATGGAATGTAAATCGACGCAACCATATTGGCATATTGTATACTGTATTCCAATCATATCCACCTTTTCCGTGAAATACTATTTCGTGGATTTGGTCAAATATTATAGGTCTATCTTCCTGAGTCAGGCCAAAAAAAGTTAATTCCTACTGGAATAGAAATGCCCTCCTCTGCACCTTCAGGGTAGTAAGTCATATCAATATCTGGTTGGATTTGTGCATAATGCTCGCGTAATGCTCTAGCATCTTTTGCTGTTAAACCATTATCAACAAAATCACGAATAGTTGCTAATTCTCTTTTACCATTAACGGATGTGATTATATATTTCAAACGTGTGGTAATTTCAAATGAACCTTGTGGTGAAATTTTCTTTAATCCTTTAATCTCAGCATCAATCGCTTGTTCATCACCGTGTGTTAACAATTTAAATGTTACTGCGTTTCCTGATAAAGGCATAGTAAAATCAAATTCATTTTTACCTTCTTCAAATAATGATAAATCAACTTCTTTTTCTTTTAATGTTGATAAATCAGCATTTATTGTTTCTTCAACACCTGTCTCGTAATTATAGTTTTTAAATTGATATTCAGCACCATATCCTAAAATACGAGCACCTAACAGTATAGCGTTTTTATCGCACACTAATATATCATTAAAACTAACTGGTGTTACTATCAATGATTGCATTACTCTATTGAGTACTGATCCATCTTTAATATAATTAGCATTAGTAAGAATATCTTCTTCTTTAGCTGTCATATATTTCATTTCAATTTCACCTTTAGAAAGTGGTGAGTCTTTTGGATATAATAATCCTTTTGAAGGCAACGAAACCGTTTCGGTTGGCATTTTAAAATCGCTCATATAACATTTTTATTTTGTTCGTATATAAATATATAGAAAAAAGAAAGCGTCTGCAAAGCAGACGCCTCTAAGAAAAGAAATATGAAGGGAATTAAAAATTCAATACACAGTAATCCATAGCAATAGTAAGGGAAATATTAACTGCGGATTCACTAGCCCAATCGTATTCACCAAAGTTTGCTGATTTTACATAAGCTCCTTTGATTACCCATTCGCTAACGATGTCACCTACTGGGCCTAATACGTTTAATACTAAATCTTTTTTATAAAAATCAGAATAACCATCACGGCCTGTTACTGATTCGTGAGCCAAACGAGCCCATTCCATTACAGCTTGAGCAC